CTTGAAAACTTGCCAATTGGCGACATTGAGCCGGTAAATCCTATGCAAATGATGTTAATGCAAATAATTCAAGACAATATCGCAAAGAATCCAGCTAAATTAGTTGATCGAGACGATAAAGGGTTATTTACCGCCAAAGACCCCGAGTGAGGCATGGCAAGACGAAGAAAGAAGAGAAGCCGACGTGGTCCACGTCAATTTAGCGTGATAAACGCGATAGAATCATACGCATATGCGAATCTATTAACTGAAGGTTTAGCCGGAAATTCTCCGGTTGGATTCATTACTGGCGGTTCGGATATTTCCGTTGGTGCAATGACCTATGGCGGGTCAAGTGCAATGACTATTACAGGCGCAGAGCAACTGTCGCTAACTGAATTAGTCACAAACCCAGGAATCGCGTTCGCTGGAATGCAATCTAACTTCATGAACAACTATCAATCAATGGCCGTTCAAGCAATTGGTATTGGTATTGGGTTCAAGATGGCTAAGAAACTACTACGCCGACCAATTTCCAATGTCAATCGCAACATCTTCAAGCCACTCGGTATAGGGGTGAAGTTGTAAGATGGCAACTAACACCGTATGTGGAGTGCTGACATGCTCAGATGGGACAAATATCCCACTCAAAGCAGAATTAGCCGAAGGTACCGAGTCGGATCTTACCACAGATACAACTTACACAGTATCCGCACAAAATATTGGAGACTACGCGCAGGGGAAAACTGTAACTTCCGGGTTGGTTACCTGTGATAACGGCGTTGCATACGCCTACATTCTCCGCCAAGGTCTAGTGGCTGCAATTATTCCTGTCGGACTGAAGGGAAGCGCATTCGAGGCCTCCAGCCTTTGCGCTCCTTTCACCCTGCAAGCTGGAGACAAACTCCGAGTAATGAACAACACCGCTGCAGACCGTGAAGCCGCACTATGCGTTTACACGTCTTCAGGTGTATCTCGAATCTTTGTAGTGACGCCAACAGGCGGAGCAACTAACGAACTTGTTGATTTGCAAACTTCCAACTCAATCGGCGACACACTTCAAGGCCAGATCATAACCAAAGCATTCTGCACTAGCGTTGATGGTTCAAAAATTGAAACACCGGGAAGCGTTGTCGTTGATGCACTTGGTAACGTAGTCGGAGCTGTACCAATGGTCAGCCCCGGCCCAATGCAACCATTGTTCAACACTTACCGAATCCCTGTAAACCTAAACTTCAAGGCACAATTCTTGACCAACGCATGAAGGTGAAAGAATGCCGCGGATGACTAAAACGCAACAAAAGAATGCCTACAAAGCAATTTTGTCTAAAGCACAAAAAGTATGGACTCAAGACCCTCCTTTGGGTATGAGCACTACTGATTATATCGCGATTGAAAAAATTTGCAAAAAATACCTTAAGAAAGTGTGATTACATGGCATTTGAAGACAGGCCGGGTAATCGGCCACCCGGATTTAAACCACCTCAATACCCAATTCCGCCAGCTTACACGCCGCCGCCTATCCAGGTTAGGCCACCGAGTGTAGCACCTGTTCAACCACCGGCTAAAATGGCACAATTGCCAGATAACATAGTGGGTTATTTTATGTTATTATTGGGGTTATGATATGCCTTTACCAGCCGCTGAATCAAGAGAAGCCCGCGTTTATGCTTTGTTAAAGGGTCAAACGCTTGAAAATTTAACCGGACAATTAGCCGCAGGGGAATTTCTTCCCGAAGTAGGCAACCCGATTAGTGTTGAAGAGCTAAATGAAGATGAATTAAGGCGTTTAGTGCTTGTCAAACTTGCTGTGGAAAGTGTTCGAGCCGATTGGACTGGATTATTAACGTGATATTATGCCGCTACCAAATGCTAAACCAGATCGTAGGATATACGAATTACTCAAAACCACTGATTTAGAGAGCTTAACCTTTAGCGATTTTCAGAAAGTAGCGCAAACAATCTATGCTGAGCAGGGAGCAGAAGATGAATTGCGTAGAATTGTGCTTGTCAACTTGGCTCGTTTGTCAGTGGCCGGTGAATGGACTGGGCTGACAAGTAGCGGTGGGGGCGGTGGAATACCTGTTCTCAATCAGGCTACGTCACTTAATTCAAGTCAAAAGACACATTTTATATCCGGGTTTCCTCCATATCCTTCAAGCATACTCTCAACATCAAATCAAAATATCACGACTAAGGTAATTTTCTTTCCCTTTGTGTTACCTAAAGATTTGACTTTTGCTTCATTAACAATCAATGTAGTCGGAGGCACAACTGGCGACGATTTAGACGCTGCAATATACAACAGCGACACTTCAACAGGTGTCCCGACAACTAAGGTCAGCGGAAGCGACGTTACGTTTGCAACAGGTTCAACAACTGGGGTTATTGCAAATTTCTCATCTAATGTATCGCTAACTGGAGGGACCGTCTATTGGCTTGGTATAGTAAAGAACGCGGGAACAATTACTATTCGTTCTCATGGAAGCGCAGACGGTTACCCACAGGCACCAATAACGGATATGTCGAGTTTTAACGTAGCCTTGATTCAGGAAGCGTCTGGTTCTGGTGCGTTGGCTTCGACCATTACCGCTTCAGATTACGAAACCGTGTATGGTTTGAGGCCATTAATAGGGGCGGTGGAAGCATGAGACAGCAAACAATATGCGACCATGAAGGGAATATTATTGAACAATTCAAAGTTGACATTACGTGGGAACAACTCAGGCCTATCCGAGATAATGAATTGAGCAATACAGACTGGCGAGCGGTCAAAGATAGGACAATGAGTCAGGCTTGGAAGGACTTTCGCCAAGCACTTCGAGATCTTCCTCAAGATTACGAAGACGCCAATGACGCTGCTGATAATTGGCCGGTGATGCCTGATGCCTAAGCCAAAACCTGACAATATAATTCGACATGAAATTGTTTTAGGTCGAGCAGATAGAGAATTGCTAGACACCGCTGTCACCGCTTACACCGCTAATCGTGTGTTAACTCCGCTAGTGGCGTTAGTGTCTGATGTCAGCGCGTTAACTGCGATATTTATCGTTCTTGAAGCAAGCGGTTTTCTTGATATTATTCCAGCTGAGTTAAGAGAAAATATAGAATTAGGCGGAATTAAAACATTAGAAGAAGCAGAAAACGCTTGGAAAGAATTGGAAGTTATCGCTGAAGTAACTGCTGGAGCGGCTCCAACAGCAGCCAAATTAGCAACGCCATTACCTGTACGAATTGGTTTGGCAATATTGTTAGGAAAGAAAGAACTAATTTGATGCCTCGAATGGGGGGTAAATAGGTCATTTTGACCATTTATTGCGTATTTTGTATATAAAAGATTTAGGAATTTTCTCTAATTCTGCAATCTTGATCTGGGATTCTCTATATCGCTCAATCAATTTTTGATGTTGTTGTGCTTGTTCACCTGCCGGGCTGTCGTACCAAATAATCGCCTTAGACACAAACTGAGACTTTCGACCGCGTTTTATCTTTCTAACAATCTCACTTGACTTAGGCCAAAGCGTAAACGAATGTAAATTATTTCGAGGCATCAAAAGTCCTCTAAAAGTGTCTGAGTAAAACAAACATCATGCAAGGCTTGGCTAACCTGGAGGGGAATCATAGCGCGTTGGTTTGCTCTCAATGGGTCGCCTATATTCCAATCTTCAACCTTTTTCATTTCCGCGTTTTGAATTGGTAAATATGGAAAATATCCCCAAAGCAACATTGGCCCAATTATTTGACGCGGAGGCATACCCAGCTCTTGGGTGAAATCTTTGCTTGCACCTGCTACGTTTTCTATTATCCACCATTTAGGTTTCTGATGTTCAATTATTTCTTTACACGCTTTCAAAATACTCAGATCTGAAATAAATTCTTTTCCTTCTCTTTTTGCTTTTGGACGCGGTGCATTGTAACCGTTGGAAAATTCTAAGCATGGCGGGCTTGCTACTATTACGTCTGGCTTTGGATATTTTAAAATCCATTTACGCCACTCTTGAACATCTTCTTGAAAGGTGTTTGGAACGTGCTGAACCAAATCTGCATTATCGAATCTGTAAACGTGTTTGTTGAACGATTGAGTCCATCCACCTAAGCCACTGCATAAATCCCAAATTATCATTTTATCTTGCTCCAATGTAAAATTGCGACAATAGACGGGAACGCCGCGTGTCTTGTTCCTCCGTGTTTAAGTCTACCTTGAACCATCAAAAATTTAGCCCCGGTCTCATGAAGCAAACGATACCATTGAGTTGAACTATCGTGCTTTAACAAAAACGCAATCGTTTTTCCAAATCGGGCTTCATTTATTCCTTTTTTAATCCAAGGAGTTACGTTGCTATATGGTGGATTGACGAAGGTTTTGTGAGGCCATTCAATGGCCAACCCGTCGTATTCTTCAACCGCGCCTAAAGGGCAAGGGTCGAACCAGTCATCAAAAATTCCCATAATCCATTCATCAGTAGGCCAATCGTCGCCCGCTTTTCCTCTTTCCATTAATCCCATCTGTAATACATCCCCGCTTTTCGCGTTCAATCAATATATATTACAGTTGCGCTGAACGGCGCGACCGCCGCGAGCAAATCTTTGATTTGCGTTCACTCTCGCAATAGAGCATCCGCTGGTTGTACTACGGACAACCCAGATCCATAAGAAGATTATGCGGTGGAAGGCAGGCAGGACGACGATTAAGAACCGATGCCGGCACGATGGGGGCATGATGGAGAGCCTTCTAATAGCGTGTGCGTGTGTATTGACCGTTTTTGTGGGGTTTTGGTTTCATTTGAGGTGGTCTATTCGGTTTATTGCCGAACAATTCCAGATCCTAGACGCTAAAATTGCTGAAGCGTTAAAAAATACCCTTGA